ATCAACAAACTTTGATAAGCCTATAAAAACTTTTGCCATAAAGATTTGTATGTATAGTAGTTCTTCTACTAAAGTTCCATCTATTCGAGATTTCAGGGCAATAGCATTAGCGAGTTAATTATGTCAGAATTTATCAGTATAAATAATCATGAAGGTCTTATTCGAGATTCACACTCGAAAGCATTATTAAAAACAGATAAAGAATCATTAGAAGCGTGGAAAAAGAGAAAAAATAAAACAAATCAAATTGAAAATCATGAACTAGAGATAAATAATATTAAAGATGAACTTGGAACGATAAAAACAATGTTAGAACAAATAGTAAAGAGAATTAAATAATGTCCCACGATATTACACATAATACTTATTCGATTCCCGACCTCGTTTTAGGTGATACCTTTTACGAGTGGTTGAATGTCACAAACACATCTGTTATTTCAAAACTAAATTTAATGAATGCTTATTCAGTAACAGGAGCGGCTCAACAAGGTATTAGTGCATATACAAATACCAACGGACAGGTAGACATTGCTATCTCTAATGAGATTCCTCACGGAATTACATTCTTGGGAAATGTCATATTTGGCGGAACGATTACAAGAATCAATTCGGTTGAAATGACTATCGATGACTATAATATTGTTCTTGGTGCTGTTGATGACGAAGCCGGGACAGCAGATTATAATATTGGACAAGGTGGACATGCCGGTCTCTTGGTAACAAGAAAACTAGACAGTGGTGGTGTAGGTGCAACAGTTGAATGGTTATGGAAAGGTCTTACTTTTGGTTCTGGTGTTGCATATCCCACTACAGGAATCGGTGCATCTGGCGCATGGTTTAGTAATAACTACATTGCATTAACTGGCGGTGTTGGACTTTTATCTACAGATAATACTTTAAGATTTAAGAGTGGTACAAACACAAGTAAACCAGATGGTTCTGGTCTTATGTTAACAACTGCAAGTGGTCCAAGTTCGGGACAAGGTGCATACATATCAGACTCTATGAAAATTTCCCATATGGGAACAGGTGGAGTTGGTACAACACAAGGAATACATCTTGATGAAAATGGAATGGTTAGGATTTATGACGGTGTAAATAGGAAACTTGTTACGCAAGCAAGTCATGGACTTACTTTTGGTGAATCTGTTAGACTTGGTACTGGTGCATTAGGGTGGACATTGGCAAATGCAAATAGTAAAGAAGAAGCAGAAGTCTTTGGTATAGTTTCAGAAGTTCCAAATACAAGTCAATTTGTGGTTACTACACAAGGTGAAATTCATGGTGATTTTGCAGCGGCGTTTGGATTAGCAGATGGCGCGGCTGGTTCTACACTCCAAGTTGGAGGCATATATTTCTTGGCGGCAGGGGCTTCAAGTGGTATGTTGACTTCGGTTGAAAATACTACAGCAGGAAAAATTAGAAAACCGATGTTGCTTGGAATGGGACCTACAGCAGGTTTTGTACTACAATATGTTGGTGCAAAGATTGCAGCGGAATCAGATGCTAACGCACCAACGATGAGAAGAATTAATATCAGTACTGGCGGAAATGTGATTTCAGCATCCACTGGAATAACATGTGGTAGGTTGGCCACAGGCAGATATTCGATTACTCATAACTTCGGAACAGCAAATTATTCTGTCGTAGCATCTTGTTTTGGAACTGCGGGCGTTGCAGTTATTGGTGCAACAACAGACAATCAAGTTGAAGTTTGTACATGTGCCACCGGCGGTGGTAGTGCAGATTTAGGATTAAATGTAATATTAGCAAAGGATGTATCATAAATGGGTAGTGCAAATCAAAGTTCGAGAGCGTATATTGGAGTAGGTCCAAGACATTGTTTTTCATTTGCGGGAACAGGTGCGGTTGGGGCAACTGTAATGGCTTTAGATACTTATCTTGGGGGTGGTATAACAGCAACATATAATGGTCAAGGAGATTTTACAATTGAACACGGATTGGGAAACAGCGCATGCGCGGCATTTTTCCAAGCAGAATATGCATCTGGTGCAGTTGTAAATATATCGGCAAGAGGAATTACTAATATTAAAATTGAAGTTGAAAATGGAGCGGATGGGTCGAAGGTTGACCCCGCTTTCATACACGGAACAATCCATGATGGTGGAGGATAATGGAGATATAAATGGCAGGTTCAGCATTTAATTTAACTACAGGTATTGGTTCTGACGGAAAATCTACCCGCGCGACCAAAACTCAAATAGGTCACGGTTTTTCCGCAGGTAGTGTTCTTAGATATGTTCAGAACGCCGCTGGAAACACTGGTGATTTTCAATTAGCAACAGCAGACAGCACTGTCAACGCAGAAGTTGTCGGGGTTGTCGAAAGTGTATCAGCAAACGAATTCACGATTGTTTATCAAGGTGAAATTAACACTTCAAACTTTGGCTCTGATGTTGGTGGACCTCTTACCGTTTCAGATGTTTGGTTCTTAGACCCAGGCGTTTCTGGTGGACTGACTGCTTACGCACCTACTAGTGGCGGGAATGTCGTAAAACCAATTATAACATTGGTGAGTGGTGCGAATGATGACATCGGTCTTGTAACTAACTTTGTTGGTACAGTTATCGGCGGTGAAAACACAGTAAGTCTTGCAAGTGTTCATCCTGTTGGAGAAATTATTCCTTGGGGTGGAGAAACATATAACATTCCAACTGGATGGCAATTGTGTGATGGTGGTACGGTAGACACTACAACATACCCAGAATATTATACCACAGTAGGAACAAAATTTGGATACGAAGTAACTCTTGTAATCAATACACAGGGAGATACAGGTACTGTCGGAATTATGACTGTTGGCGCGACTGCATCGCAGGTACTGCCGGCAGGTTCACCTACTACCCAAGTAGATGCCAGTGTTATTTCTTATACAGAAACTGCATCAGGTGCAGGCGGTTCAGCAACTGTTGTTCTTGACCCAGATATTACGACAGGATTTACTGGACACAGAGGAGAAACTTCTGGTGATAATACTGGATATCCTCACGGACTTGTTTTCGCTGCGGCCAACACAACACACGGTGATACTGCATATGTTGTAAGTTCTAGAACGATTAGTGCAGCGAAAACTCCAGACATGCGCGCAAGAGTACCACTAGGTGCTGGCGTAACACACGGTACATTCGATGGATATACCGCAGGACAAATGGGTGGTGCAGAAGATGCAGATATATTAAATATTAGTGATGGTGGTAGTGGCGTATACGCTTATGTTGGAACTGCTACAAATGCAAACCTTCGACAACCATATATTGCAACACACTATATCACTAGAATTACATCGACTGCCAAGGCCGCATTGATTGGTGATGTAACTTTCAATATTGAAGATAGTGGTTTAACTGACCATGATACTGGTACTAAATCAGACGGTGACACTCTTGTTTGGGATTCGGATGCCAGTCAATATAAGAACTTAAAAATATTCGATTCATATCCGGGTGCAGATGGAGGTGCTTTTGAAGCAGGGTTTAGGATTGACACTACAAATACAAGAATTGGTATTGGGGATAATTCGCCTGATACAGACCTTCACATTAAGAAGGCCAACACTCCTACAATTAGACTTGAAGATACTACAGGTACAGCAGTAAAATTAGATTTGTTTGCCAATGATGGCACTGGCCATGTTAGAACAACGAGTACTCACCCACTAAAACTTGGTCAAGCAGGGGCCAACTGCATTGTAGTCAATGCATCATTGATTGAAATGTTGTACCCAACAACCTTTACAGGCAATGTGAATGTTACTGGTACTGTCGATACTACTGGAAATATTGTGGCGAATACAGGACAAGTATATTCTACCGCGGCAACTCTAGTACATAATACCAACCCCCAAATGGATGAGGGAAATGTTCACATCGCAACAGTATCAAGTGGTGCGGCCTTTACTTTAAAGAATCCACAGGAGGAAGTGGCAGGTGCAATGTATTCGTTTGTTATAGTGAACTCCACTAGTGCCCCTATTACTCTGGCTATTGGCGACCAATACTTGTTCGCAAATGGAATTAAGCCTAATATTGTTCGAGCAAATTCAGAATTAGTAATTTCTGCGGTTTGCTTGTCCTCGAATAAATTACTTTGCACATGGGCTGAGGACTTTAGTTAAAATGGTTGGTACAATGATGCAGGACTCATATGGTTGGGTCATGGATGATGCTGGCGACCCCGAACTTTATGTTTGGCATGGTCAAGTGGTGGTGGGTTGGATGCTAGGTTCAATTGGTGACGCGGATTTGTCTTCAAGATTATATAAAATAGTATTTAATAGAAATGCCGAAGGTAATCATGACGGTACTATAGGGTTTAGTTTAGTAAAGGATTTGACATCTTCTTATCCTCATACATCAACTAAATGGAATGCCAACCTTACATTCATTTCCAGGGATGTATTTCTTCTCACTGAAAACAATGTTCAACAAGCAGACACATACGCTCAACCAGTGAGAACATATGTTTGGGCAAATAAATTAAATTCTGCTGGAGATGATGTAACTACTAAGATATGGAACAGAAAACTTATAAAAGCGGGGCAAACTGACCCAGAAGTTTCTGGTGGCAATAGTGATAACTGGCCTGGTTTGGTTGTTGGATTTTCTTATGTTCCTCCAGAATCCGAATATTACGATACTGTAAGAAAAAACGGAAGTGTCATTGCTTTAACTACATGCATGCCATATCAAGGTCCTTATGTCTGGATTGATGATGATGACCCCGACCTCGGTGGTGATCCAAAAAATCAAATTCTCAAGTTAGACACAGATGACGCGAATATTAATAATAATTATTATGAAGATACGGATTCCTTTAAAGCAGGTGCTGATGTGGGAAGCGGCGAATCCTCAACAACTTCTGCATGGGATTTGGTCAAGCAAATCGGTAATGGTATTGACCAGTTAGACTCACAGGAAGGGTGGTGTGCTTTAGATTCAAAAGGAAGCCTTTATTATGGCAATGCTTTGTTTTATTTTTCTGATGAAGCGGGTGGGGAAAATTTAATGGAAACTGATGAAGACTGGGATTATGGGGATTGGGATTCAGTGCATAACAACGATGGGCACTTTTTTAGACACAGTATACTGCGAATATCTTCTCCATTAAGTGGCGGCATCAACAACAGAACGGTTATGCATTTTAACAACACTCTTTACAATAGCAATATCTGGGATGGAGGATATTCCGCTTGGACTTTCGATTTAAGAAATTTTTTAGAGGCTGATGGAGGGTGTTTCGATATATATGGACAAACTGTACACGGAAAAGATTCATTATGGCTCTTGGTTGATAGAAACGGTCGCAGAAAGGATGGGTCAACTGCGGCAGGGACTTTTAATAGTAAGCGAGAAGGTTTATGGGTTTTAAAAGATAATGGTGGAGATAATAAATTCGATGTTCTTCAGCATTATGCCTTCGATAACACATATCCTTTTGACCATGCCACTACCCCGGATCAAGGCAGTACAAGATGGGTCACTTCTTCTGGTATGTCTTTCAGACCAGCAGCGAAAAGATAATGAGTCATTTTATACACAGAACAAACGGCACAATAGACATAAACGAACAAACATTTAATTTGGAAGTCCTTACTACCTTCGACCCAGATTATAAATTACCGAATGGTTGCATTGCAAGGTATTACATCCAAGATAAAAAACATTATTTTTCCACAGGAAAGAACCAAATAGGGGGGATATTTCCGTGGAAAGAGGGAGATATGTACATAGATTCTTTAAAAGATTTATTGTACCTAAAAGAACAACTTGAATTAGATAAAAAAATCCAAATATAGGAGAAAATAAAATATCTAAAAAGAAATTCACCCGACCTAAAGGCAAAACAAAACCTAGGCAGTGTTGTCGTAGTTATACATATAAAAAGAAGAAGACCCCTATAGAGGAAATTAAAGTATGGCACAACCCACATCAAGAGCAACACTCAAAGAATTCGCACTTAGAAGATTAGGCGCGCCTGTAATTGAAATTAATGTTGACGATTCTCAACTTGAAGACAGAATTGATGATGCATTACAATTCTTTGCAGAATATCATTTCGATGGTGTTGAAAGAACATATCTAAAACACGCAATAACTCAGGATGATATTGATAATGAATATATCACCATTTCTGATAATGTTATTTCTATTACAAAGATGTTTCAATTAAGTGAAGGGACAGTAAATCTGTTCGATGTTAGATATCAAATGGCATTGAATGATTTTTATGGATTGAGAAATCCAAACCAATCAATGGTTCAATATAGCATAACTAAAAGTCATTTGGCTTTAATTCAAGATATACTTTCCCCAGAAAAAGCAATTCGATTTAGTCGCGTAACTAACCGATTAAAGATTGATTGGGATTGGAGTGAGAGTGCAGAAGTAGGAAAATATATTGTCTGTGAAGCATATCTCATACTAGACCCAGAAACATATCCAGAAATTTATAAAGACCGTTTGCTTAAAAATTATGTAACTGCGTTGTTTAAAAAACAATGGGGTTCTAACTTATCAAAATTTGACGGCATTCAACTTCCCGGTGGTGTTCAATTTAACGGAAGAGAAATAATGGAGCAAGCACAAACAGAAATTGATAAGATAGAAGAAAATGTACAATTAATGTATGAACTTCCAACTGACTTTATGGTAGGATAATAAATGGCTACTAATAAGTTTTTTAGACATCAAGTAAAGTCGGAACAAAATCTTGTAGAAGATTTAACGATAGAAAGTATTAGAATGTACGGGCATGATGTTATTTACATTCCTAGAACACTTGTTAATCGTGATTTTCTTTTTGGTGAAGATACCATTTCAAACTTTCAGCAGGGTATTAATGTTGAAATGTATATTGCCAGTATTGATGGGTTTGAGGGTGAAGGGGATTTTGCTTCAAAATTCGGTATTCAAATAAAAGACACTGTAGATTTTGTTGTATCTAAAAAAGTATTTGAAAGAGTATTATCTCACGATTCCAAAGTAAATAGACCTAGAGAAGGTGATTTAATTTATCTTCCACTGTCAAAGGGTTTGTTTGAAATTAAATTTGTTGAACATGAAAACCCATTCTATCAATTAGGTAAATTATACACATATAAACTTTCTTGTGAACTCTTTGAATATAGTGAAGAAGACTTTACTACTGGATTCACAGACATTGATAAGATTGTAGAAATTTCAGAAGATGTCGCATTCAACATTTATGTTACTGGCGGATTTACTTCGGATTATAGTGTAGGTGAATATGTTTATCAGGGAACTGCTGGATTTGGACCAAACGGTGTTAGTGCAACTTGGTATGCAACTGTTCTAAATTGGGCAACTGCTGGAACAGCAGGACCTTCTGGTGCTGGATATAAATTACTTACAGTTGCAGGACCTTCTGGTGCAACAGGATTTGTTACAGGAGTTGGTCTTACTGCTGGAGTTAGTGGTGCAAGTTCTGGTACATTCTACTATGCAGGAAATACATTAGACCCAGCGATACGAACAGTTGTTATTGCAGATGCTTATGACGATTCTGATGATTTAGAAATGCGCGCAGATTCAATATTTGACTTTACTGAAACTGACCCGTTCTCGGAAGGTAATATTTAATGTTTACAACATTCTATCATAATTCAGTAAGAAATGTAGTGGTTGCTTTTGGTTCACTTTTTAATGACATCTATGTGACTAGAAAGAATGCAGATGGTTCTACAAAAGAACAAATTAGAGTTCCAATTGCATACGGTCCAAAAGAAAAATTTATTAGAAGAATTTATGAATCTAGTTCGATTTCTGATGGAGCGAAAGTGTCGATGACATTACCTCGTTTGGGATTTGAATTGACATCTATGGATTATGATTCAGCAAGAAAAAAAAATACAATGAACAAGAGATTTTTGAGTGATGACACTGGTGTTACTAGTACATCATTTGATTATGCAGAAGTGCCTTATAATTTCTCTTTTAGGTTGTCTGCTTTTGTTCGACACATGGACGATGGTCTTCAAATTGTAGAGCAAATTTTACCATACTTTACACCAGAATTTAATGTCACTATCAACATGAATAGTTTACACCAAAGTATAGATGTTCCTGTTATATTACAATCCTCTTCAATTACAGAAGATTATGAAGGGGATTTTGATGCAAGAAGAAATATTAATTTTGATTTTGAATTTATGGCAAAATCTTTTGTGTATGGTCCAATTAAAACATCGAAGATAATTAAAACAGTGAATACTACATTCTGGGATTCCGAAGACTTTACTGGAAGTGGTGGACTTTCTGGTGCTACTGGTGCATTGTCTACTATCCAAACTTATGTTACTGGGCCTTCTGGAGCAGACTCTGCAATCGATGATTATAGTTCTGATAATATCAAGTGGGTGTTCGGTGCATCTATGGACCACGCGGGTAATACATATAATACAAACCCATAGGAAACAAACAATGAAAACTTTTAAACAACATTTAAACGAGCAATTATTACAACCAATATTTGCACCGGCGTATCACAAACAATCTAATATAGATTCTAGTGGAAGATTTATTAAGATTATGTCCGATGGTTCAACAACACCATACACTTTAAATGATGCTCCTAATAAAATGGATGTTCATAATTTGATTGATAGTATTATTGAAAGGATTGTAAAAAAACGCGCACCGTGGTTTGGCGAACCAGGGCCAAGCCATTTTAAAAAAATGAAAAAGGATGTTCAAGATTTGATTGATGGTGGAAAAGTTCATACAGACCCCAATTATAATGCGTGGATGTTAGAAGCATTAAAAGACGCACTTCATCAATTCGAGCAAATTGAATGGATGTTGAATGTACCAGATGTACCAGAAGGCGAACAAGTCGATGACTTTGGGGGCTTTGGGATAGGTGGTGGTGGAATTTGAAAACTTTTAAACAACATTTAAACGATTGGGCAACAAGTCTTCGGCTGAATGCTCTCGAAAGGTTTAGACAACGAATAAGAAGCGGAATTATTGATGTATTACAACCAGAGGAATTATAATGGCAAAGAAAAAAGTGAATGAAAGAATTAGTGAAGCACTAAACATTGATGATAATATTATTGAAGAACCCGAAGTAATAGAAGTAATAGATGCAGAAATTGTTCATGTGATTGAACCAGAAAAGAACATCAAACAAGTTCATATGGAAAAGGACTACACCGATGTTCGGGACAGCCTAAAAGAAATTATAGAAAAGGGTTCTGTTGCAATTGACGGCATTCTTTCTGTTGCATCTGAAGGTGAATCACCAAGAGCATATGAAGTTGTATCCCAACTAATCAAAAGTGTTTCGGAAGCAAACAAAGACCTAATTGGTTTACACAAACAAATTAAAGACATCAAGAAAGAAGATATTACTGTAAATCGACATAATACAACAAATCAATCTATCTTTGTTGGTTCTACCAAAGAATTACAAGACCTTGTAAAAAATAATGCAAAACAGATTGAAAATTTGACAGACGATGCCTAGAAAAAATCACGATTCCGATTCATATCTTGGAAACAAGAATCTAAAATCATCAGATGTTCCAGTAGACTATACAAAAGAACAAGTCGAAGAATATCTGAAGTGTGCGGCTGACCCCATACATTTTATTGAAAAACATGTTCAAATTGTAAATGTTGATGAAGGACTAGTCCCTTTTGATATGTACGATTTCCAAAAGGATATGATTGAAAAGGTCCACAATAATCGTTTTGTAATTGCAAAACTTCCACGACAGTCTGGTAAATCCACAACAATTATCGCATATCTGCTTCACTATACTTTGTTTAATCCAAGTGTAAATGTTGCCGTACTTGCAAATAAACTTGCAACTGCAAGAGAACTTCTTGGCAGATTAAAACTTGCTTATGAACATCTTCCTAAGTGGATGCAACAGGGAGTTATAGAATGGAACAAAGGTTCTATTGAATTAGAAAACGGTTCAAAGATTCTGGCATCTGCGACATCCTCCAGTGCAGTTCGTGGTGGTTCATTTAACATGATTTTCATGGATGAATTTGCATACATTCCACAAGGTGTTGCAGAAGAATTCTTCAGTTCGGTTTATCCTACCATTTCATCTGGTAAAACCACAAAGGTTCTTATTGTATCAACTCCCAAGGGATTGAATATGTATTACCGAATGTGGATGGATGCAGTTGAAGGAAAGAACAGTTATGTTCCTATTGAAGTTCAATGGAATCAAGTTCCCGGCAGAGATAAAGAATGGCGGAAACAAACAATTGCAAATACTAGTGAAGAACAATTTAGAACAGAATTTGAATGTGACTTCATCGGTTCTACTAATACACTAATATCTTCCCTCAAATTAAAATCTATGGTATATAGAAAACCCATACATCAAAACGATGAAGGGTTGAAAATGTATGAAGAACCACAAAAAGACCACATGTATTTTATGGGAGTTGATGTTGCGAGAGGAACAGGTTTAGATTATCATGCATGTGTAGTTGTTGACATCACAAACGATGATGAACCGTTTAGGATTGTGGCCACATTTAGAAATAACGAACTTTCTCCAATGGTGTTTCCTACCGTTGTGCATTCTTTATGCAAACAATTTAATGACGCCTATTGTATGATTGAAATTAATGATATTGGCGGCCAGGTAGCAGACTTAATGCACAGTGATTTTGAATACGAACATCTTCTTATGACCACCATTCGAGGAAGAAAAGGTCAAACTCTAGATGGTGGATTTGGTAAGGGTGGTTCTCAATTGGGCATGAGGACAACACAAGCAACCAAAAGAGTAGGATGTTCTAACCTAAAAAACCTTATTGAAGAGGATAAATTAATTATTGATGATTTTGATGTAATTGATGAACTTATATCCTTCGTCGCTAAAAGGAACTCGTTTGAAGCAGATGGGGGACACACAGACGACTTAGTGATGTCTTTAGTGTTGTTCGCGTGGTGTACTACACAGCAATATTTTAAAGATATGCTAAATATGGATGTTAGAAAAATATTATATGAAGATAAATTAGAGCAAATTGAAGCAGAGATGACACCATTCGGATTTATAGATAATGGTAGAGGGGATGAATATGAGGTTGATGTTGACGGAACGGCATGGCAAAATGTTAATGATGACGATGGTGTGGGTAATTTCTTCTCTACATAAATGAAATACCGAAAAATGATATATATTTTAAGAAAACACATATAGTGTAATAGATATATAACAGTCTTCAAGGAGAATTAACATGGCATTTAGAGTAAGTCCCGGCGTAACAGTCACGGAAAAAGACTTCACAAACATTGTACCCGCTGTATCCACAACTCGCGGAGGATACGCAGGTCAATTTAATTGGGGTCCAATTGAACAAAGAGTTCTAATAACTAGTGAAAACGAACTAGTCGAACTTTTCCATAAACCAGATGCAGATAACTATAAAGGATGGCTTGCCGCGGCGAACTTCCTTGGATATGGTGGTTCACTCACCGTTGTACGATGCACAAACAGTACCGCAACAAACTCTCATTTTGGCGGCACCACTGGTATTCTTATCAAAAACTCAGACACTTATGAAGCAGGTCAAGCCTCAAACACAGGTTTATACACTGCCGGTGCTGGATTCTTTCATGCAAAATATGCCGGTAGTAAGGGAGATAGTCTAAGAGTTGCAATCGTAGACTTTGGTGCAACAGGAAGTAGTCAGGGAATGCGTGGTGCTGATTTTAGTACTGGTAATACTGCCGCAGTTGGTGCGACACAAGTTTTTGCAGGACACACAGGAAATACTTCGGATGGTGTAACTTTCGCGATTGTCGGTGATGTTATAAAAATAGGTGGCATAAATAAAACATTTACAGTTTCCACCGTTACCACAAGTGCCTCAGGACTTACTTTAGGATTTAGTCCTGCACTTACAAGTGAACTTGGTTCTGGTAGTACAGGACACTGGGAGTTTGCATATAAATCATATGCGGAACGAACTTCAACTTCTACAAACTTAGATTTTGTTGGTGGTACTGCTGACCAGTTTAGCATCATTGTCATTGATGAAAATGGTAAATTTAGTGGTGTAACTGGTTCTGTTCTTGAAGTATATAACAATGTGTCTAAAGCAATTGATGCAAAAGATGGTGATGGAAACTCGAACTACTATGTTACCAGAATTAATCAAGGTTCTAAATATGTTTGGATTGGAAATACTATAGTTACAACCGCTGGAGGAAACTCTTCCGCTGGAATCACATTTGGAGATGCAGCGAAAACATTTAATTTTGCAACTAGAGCATATTACTCTGGTGGGTCTGGTGCATATTCTTCAAGTTCAACCAATGCAAACAAATTAACCGCATATAACGAACTTAAAGACCCCGACACAGTAGATATTTCACTACTAATTTCTGGTGATGCTGATGCATCACTTTCGGGTGAAATCGTTGACATTGCAGATGCTCGTAAAGACTGTGTGGCATTCGTTTCGCCAGAATATGCAGATGTTGTAACAGAAACAACTACTTCTACACAAGTTTCAAATGTAGTAGAGTATCGTGATGGCCAACTTAACAAGAACAGTTCTTATGCATTCTTGGACAGTGGTTGGAAGTATCAATATGACCGATACAACGATACACTACGGTGGGTGCCACTGAACGGTGATATGGCGGGACTCTGTGCAAGAACAGATAATGTCAACGACCCTTGGTTCTCTCCCGCAGGTTTCAATCGTGGACAGATTCGTGGTGCAGTAAAACTTGCATTGAATCCAACCGATGAAGCACATCGTGATGAACTTTACAAGAACGGAGTTAATCCTGTAGTTGCATTCCCCGGTGAAGGGACAATCCTTTTCGGTGATAAGACACTACAAAGTAAGGGAAGTGCGTTTGACAGAATCAATGTTAGACGACTCTTTATTGTTCTTGAAAAAGCAATTGCAACTGCATCAAAATTCCAACTCTTTGAACAAAATGATTCATTTACAAGAGCCCAATTTAAGAATATGATTGAACCATTCTTGAGAGATATTCAAGGACGAAGGGGAATTACTGACTTCAAGGTTGTTTGTGATACTACTAACAACACTTCTGTTGTAATTGATTCTAACAAATTTGTTGCAGACATCTTCGTAAAACCAACTCGTTCTATTAATTTCATCCAACTAAACTTCGTTGCTACTCGTTCGGGTGTAGATTTTAGTGAAGTTGCGGGTGGTTAACAAAAAGTCTTATAGATATTAAAGAAGGAACACTAAATGAATATTAACGATTTCAAAAACAATCTAAAGGCTGGCGGCGTTCGTCCTAATCTCTTTAGAGTAAACGGTCCTATCGGACCAACAGGAACAGACGCTTCTGGTTCTTTTCTTATCAGAACTGCTTCCTTACCAGCAACAAATCTCAGTACTATATTAGTGCCATTTAGGGGAAGACAATTAAAATTACCTGGAAATAGAACTTTTGATGATTGGACTTTAACAGTTATTAGTGATGGTGAATTTAATCTGAGAACAAAGTTTGAAAAGTGGATGGAAGCAATCAACTCAACAATTGGTAATGTTGCAGAACAAGCACACGACCTTACACAAGGAAGTTCTTTGAGTAGTGGATTGTTTCCAACTTGGAGTGTGGACCAACTAGATAGGCAAAACAACGCTGTCAAAACATATTCATTCTTCCATTGTTTCCCCACAGTAATTAGTGATATGGCATTAGACGCTGATGCCAGTGATACATTGTCAGACTTCACTGTAACTATGTCTTACAGTTACTTCTTGACAAGTGATGCTCCAGATGTCAGTCTTACAGAATCAGTTGATGTAGGTGGTGTCGGAGAAGCCGGTTAATTCGGTAATATATAAAATGAGGACTTATTATGCCAGAACTGTTTGGATTTAAATTCGGGAAATCAAAAAAACCTGAAGAACCCACTAAATTAAAATCTTTTGTATCCCCTGACTATGATGACGGCGCGACCGAAGTTGTAGCGGGGGGTTTTTATGGGTCTTATGTAGACCTAGAAGGTGATATTAAAAGTGAGGTAGGGTTTATTAACCACTATCGAACTATGGTTCTTCAACCAGAAATTGAACAAGCGGTCGAAGATATATGTAATGATGCCATTGTGTTTGACGAGTATAGAACTCCTGTCAAATTAGTCATGGACCACTACAACCAACCAGATTCAATTAAAGATAAAATATATGAAGAATTCGATAATGTTCTTTCTTTATTAAATTTTAATAACAAAGCATATGAGATTTTCAAAAAGTGGTTTATTGATGGTAGATTATATTTTCACATTATAACTGATGATAAAAATGGGGCAAAAGGAATAACTGAACTTAGACCCATCGACCCAACTAAAATAAGAAAAATTCGTGAGGTTGTTAAAGAAAGAAACAAAGATGGCGTAGAAGTCATCAAAGAAGTCAAAGAATTTTATATGTACCAGAAAACTCCAGTTGGTGGTTCATCCTCATACACCTATGGAAATTATGCTGAACAGGGAGTAAAAATATCCCCAGATGCTATCTGTTATGTAAATTCGGGTTTGATGGATGGTGGAAAGAAGAGAGTAATTGGACATCTTCATAAAGCAATCAAACCTCTTAACCAACTTAGAATGATTGAAGATGCTGTGGTTATCTACCGCATATCTCGCGCACCCGAACGAAGAATCTTCTATATTGATGTTGGTAACTTACCAAAGAATAAAGCAGAACAATATCTCAAAGATATTATGAATCGTTATCGCAATAAACTTGTATATGATGCAAACACTGGTGAAATTAAAGACGATAAACGCCACATGTCCATGCTTGAAGATTATTGGTTGCCAAGACGAGAGGGTGGACGAGGAACTGAAATTACTACTCTTGATGGTGGACAAAATCTTGGCGAAATGGAAGATGTAGAATATTTCCAAAAGAAACTTTATCGGGCTCTTCATGTACCAACTTCTAGATTGGATGCTGAAAATGGATTTAACATGGGAAGAAGTGCAGAGATAACTCGCGATGAATTAAAGTTCTTTAAATTTATTGAAAGACTTAGAAAGAAATTTGGTGGTGTATTTCTAGAGTTGTTGAAAACACAACTCATAATGAAAAATATTATTACTCCTGCCGATTGGCAAGAATTTTCTCAAACAGTATATCTTGAATATGCTAAAGATTCTTATTTTACAGAACTCAAAGATTCTGAAATTATTAAAGAAAGAATGGAAGTATTAAGAGAGGTAAATGAATACATAGGTAGGTACTACTCTATAGAATGGATAAGAAGAAACATACTAAAACAAACGGAAGAAGAAATTTCCGAAATGGACAAACAAATGTCAGACGAAAAGGCAAAAGGTTTGCACGATGACGGAGATGACGAAGGATTTTAAATGAAAGATATCGCCAATTATTTAATAGAAAATGATATTCAAGGATTTAATTCTTTCTTCAAACAAAGAATTGCCGAGAAGACTGTGGGTTTCTTGGATGCAAGAAGAATGGAAATGTCCTTGAAACTAATGGAAGAGGCCAAATGGATTCTTGCTTTTGATTTTAAGTCTGGTGATAAAAATAAAGTAATAAAAGATTTAAAAACTAAATTTAAAAAGAATTTCTTGGGTTCTGGTTCTATGGGTAAAGGATTCGATATTAGTTTTAATGGTTCTAAAAAAGATTTACAAAAAATTAAAACTTATATTGAAAATACCTATAAAAAAGATTTAAATTTAAAATATACGACCTTTATGGCAGAATCTCATGAAAATGGTGGTATAGACCATAAAGGACAAACCTGTGATGATGCACATCCAGATATGTCGCATGAAGAATGGGAAGAAAAACAACTATCAGAATTAGAATACGGGCTTAAAGAGTTTTACCAATTGGATGAACGAACATCAGGCCTTCCAAAAGCAACTGCCTTTTCCTTGTTGTTTTCATATGCAGGAAAAGACCACAAGTTTGTTTCTAAACTCACCGATATTGGTGGCAAATTAGACAGGAAGAAGAAAGAAGTATATTTCGATTTTACTTCTGCGGCTGCAAGAACCAAATTCCGCAAGAAACATAAAGATATTATAAAAAGTCTTAGTGAATCCTATCTGTATGAAGCATCTCCAAAAATCAAATACGCAAAGATTGT